AACGAGCAGATGACGGCTTATCGCGCCTTCGGACACGGATACTACGAGTGCCGCGCCGCGATCGTCGACAACGTGCCGGGGTCTTATTCCGCGTGCTTCCTCATGGGCGCGCCGATGGGGATCGACTGCGTCGCCGGCGGTTTCAATGGGTTCAATGATGTCACCATCGCCGATCCGCCGGGCTATGCCGAGCTCGATTACGAGCAGATCTGGGGGTCGAGCACCGTCCAGACCAACGGCGACAATTACGTGGCGATGCACGGCAGCGGCACGAGCTGCCTCAACAGCACGACGACCCACAATGACGCCTGGCAACCGCCGAACGGCACCGACCTGTCGCAGATCCACGCCTACGGCATGCTGTGGTGCGGCGCCAATTCGCGCGGCTCGGTCTGCAACGGCACGCCGCAAGTGTGCTTCTATTTCGACGGGACCCAGGAATATTGCGCCGACACGACCTCCGACAACGAGGCGCAGTCGATGCTGCTCTATGCCTACGAGCTCGAGCAGTGCGGCACCGATCTCAACAATTCCTCGTGCCTCGGCGGCGTGACCGATATCCATTTCCGCATCTATTCGATGCGGTACTGGTCCTGCGGGTCGTGGCAATCGAACGCGCTTGCGTGCTGAGGGGCGGGTCCCACGTGAAGACGCCCTGGTACGAGACGTCAGCCGGCGCCACGGCGGCGCTGCTCGCGACGCGGCAATTCGTCGATGTCGATCTTTATTGGTTGAAGCTTGCGGGGGCACCGCTCGGCGTGTCGGACCTGTTCTATAGCGCCGGCGCGATCGGCGTCGCGGTGCCGGGATTTTCCTGGCCCGCGACCGGCCCGACCTTCGATCAGGACAAGGCAAAGGCCGTGGGTCATTGGAAGACGGGGCTCGATGTCGACCAATGGCAAGTGGTGATCGCGCCGCGCCTGGTCGATCCGATGACGGGATCGCCGTTCCCCGACGCGATCGGGTCGCAGCCATGGCTTGCCGCAGCGCAAGCGGGCGCGCTTGACGGCGCGGAGGTGCAAGTGGACCGCGCCTTCGCGCCGGCATGGCCGGCGGCGGGCACGGGCTTTCTCGCGCCAACCGGCATCGTCACGATCTTTTATGGCAGGGTCGCCGAGATCGACGTGGGCCGCAGCCAGGCGGTGATGACGCTCAACAGCACGCTCAAGGTGCTGACCAATCCGCTGCCGCGCAATCTGTTCCAGGCCTCGTGCGTGCACACGCTGTTCGACCAGGGCTGCGGCTTGCAGGCTTCGAGCTTCGCCGTCGCGGGGACGGTCGCGTCGTCGTCGGGCGCGACACTCGGCTCGTCGGTGGCGGCGCCGGCGGGGTCGGGTACCTATGCGTTGGGGCGCATCGTGATGACCTCCGGCGCGAGCGAGGGCTTTGCGCGGTTGGTGCGGAACTGGGTTCCCGGCACCTTCACGCTCGCCGCGCCGTTTCCGTTCGGCGTCGCGCCCGGCGACGGCTTCCTCGCCTATCCAGGTTGCGACAAGCAGTTCGCCACGTGCGGCCGGTTCCAGAACGCGGCGAATTTCGGCGGCTGTCTCAGCATCCCGGTACCGGAGACCGCGGTTTGAACGACCTTATCGTGGGTGCCGAGCGGAGTGCCGTCGTGCGCGAGGCGGCAAGCTGGTTCGGCACGGCGTTTCATCACCGCGGGCGGATCAAGGTGGCGCGCGATCCGTCGGGCGTCGTGATCGATCGGGGCGGCGTCGATTGCGCGCAATCGGTCTATCTGATCTATCGCGCGGCGCTGCCGCGGCGTGTGCCCGAGATCGCCGCGGCCGATCGGCCCTATGCCTTTCAGTGGAACCTCAACAAGGCGACTGCCGGCGAGGAAGGATACCTCACCGCCGTGCTCGATCACGCGCGCGAGATCGCCTTGGCGCAGGTAGGCGCCGGCGACCTCGCGCTGTTCCGGGTCGGCCTCGCCTGGGCGCACGGCGCGATCGTGATGCCGCCGGGATGGCCGGCGATCGCGCACGCCAACATCGATGCGGGTCTCTTCATGCTGGACCGTGCGGACGAGGGTCGGCTCGGGCGATGCAAGGTCCGCTGTTTCACGCTGTGGCCATAGAGCGCAGGAGCCATGACAAACTTCCTCGGCAGCTCCGGCGCGCGGGCGCGCCAGGCGCGGATCATCACACCTGCGGCCGCGCTGCGCATCCAGAACTCCGTCAACGGCATTCCGCGACCCTTCGGATATGGGCAGGCGCGGATTGCCGGCAATCTCGGCTGGTATGGCAATTTCGTCGCCGATTTCGTGAAGAGCGCTACGGCGGGCGGCAAAGGCGGCGCGGGGGGCGGCGGCGGCGGGAAGAGCGGCGCGTCGTCGGGCACGTATGTCTATTACACGGGGTTCCTGCTGCTGCTCTGCGAAGGGCCGATCGATTCGATCGTGCAGGGCTGGGAGTCGAAATCCGCCTTTCCCATTGCGAGCGACAGCACGCTCGCGCCGGCCTTCGCGGTGTTCGACGGCGACTATCAGCAGCTGCCCTGGTCCTATCTTCAGGCGAACTATCCGCAAGCGGCGCAGAATTTCCGCGGCCTTGCCTATGTCGCCGACAGCCAGCTCTTCCTCGGCACCAATTCCGAGCTGCCCAACTTCACGTTCGATGTCCGCTTCAACATCGCCGACGCGCTGGTCGAGACCGGGACCGTGCCGACGAGCGGCGGGACCGCCATCACCGCGCAGTACTTCAATTGGGACTATGGCGTGCTCGGCCACTTCACGGTGCCCTATTCGAGCTCCTATCAGGTGGTGCCATCGCTCAACCCCACGGTGATGAGCGGGCTTGCGGAAGCGATCGACAATTCGACCCTGGGCGACGATTGGTTCCTGTCGGATTCGTCGGGCGCGATCTGGGATCAGGGCGCCACCAACGGGTCGCCGGGGCAGCCGCTGACGCGCGTCGCGAGCTCGCTCACGCCGTCGACCGGGCAATATTCCGTGACCGCGGACGACACGCCGGTCTTCACCTTTGCCGCGGCCGACGCGGGTCAGCCGGTGGTGGTCGTCGCGGCCGCGCTGAGCCCCGGCGTCTGCTATGCGGAAACGGTCACGGGCACGCTGTCGGCGGGCTCGACGATGGTGTCGAACGTGCTGCCCTCGGCCGCCGGGCTTGCGCCATCCCAACGTGTCCTTTCGGGCGCCGGCATCGTGCCGGGCACATTCGTGACATCGGTTCAGTCGGGCACGGCGACGGGCACGCTTAGCGCGGGCTCGCCCATTGTCGCCAACGTGGCCGGCAATTTCTCGACCTCGCCAGGGTCGCCGGTGACCGACGCAGCCGGCGCGATCGCGCCTGGCACCACGGTCAGCGCGCTCGTCCAGGCATCCGTCACAGTGGGGACGAGCGCGGCGCTGACGGCGTCCGAGGTGACGTTCAACAGCGCCTTCACGACGAAGGCGATCCTCGACGGCACGGCCCAGCTTAGCTCTGTTGCGGCGTTCGGCGGCATCGCGGTCGGCGCCGAAGCCTATTGCGAGAGCTACTGGTCCGGCGGCATCGAGGTTGTCGCGGTGAACGCCGGCGCGGGCACGGTGCAGCTTGCCACCAACCCGGCGGTTTTGAGCGGGACCGCGGTTCCGGTGACGTTCGTGACGCAATTCACGGGTGCGGTGACATCGGGCTCGGCCGTCATTTCGGCGCCATCGCAGCTCGCGACCCTCACGACGGCGTGCCTCCTGACCGACAGTATCGGCGCATTCCCCTCTGGAACCGCGGTCACCGCAATCACGCTCGGGTCGATCACGCTCTCGGCAAACGCGACGGCGAATGCCGCCAATGACGCGCTGACATTCGCGGCGTCCTTCACGCTGTCGTAGCCGGCGACGTCTTCGGGCACCGGCGCGATCGTCCTGCGCGGCTCGCCGCTGAGCCAGGTGCTCGCCAGCCCGGCCAAGGGCCAGTTCGCCTTGTCGATCCAGGCCGGATCGTTCGGACAATATTCGTTTGCCGCCGCCGATGCGGGTGCCGCGGTGGCGATCGTCGATCTTCCCGACGCCAATCCCGCCGACGTGCTTCAGGATTTTCTCACCAACCCTTATTACGGCGCGACGCAATTCCCGGCCGGCCATGTCGGCGACCTTTCGACATACCGCGCCTATTGTCTTGCGGCGGGTCTCCTTGTCTCGCCGACGATCACCAATCAGGCCGCGGCGACCTCGTTCGTCGCCGACCTGATGAAGGCGACCAACAGCGAGATCGTGTGGTCGAACGGCGTGCTGACCGTGGTGCCTTATGGCGACGCCGTGCTCTCGGCGAACGGGGCAAGCTATGCGCCGCCTTCGGCGCCGCTTTATGTGATCGACGACGATGATCTCCTTGCGAACCAGGGGACGAACCCGCATTCGGTCTCGGCGGCACAATCGCCCGATCCGGTGACGGTCACGCGGCTCGACCCGGCGAACCGCGAGAACGACATCACCGTCGAATATCTCGATCGCGCCAATCTCTACAACCCGACCATCGTCGAAGCAAAGGACGACGCGGCGATCGCGCTCTTCGGGCTCAGGAACAATGGCTCGAAGCAGCTTCATCTCTTCTGCACGCAGTCGGCCGCGCTGATGTCGGCGCAGCTCATGCTGGGCCGGCAGCAGATCATGCGGAGCTTTTGTTTCACGCTGGGGCGCGAGTTCATTCTGCTCGATCCCATGGACATCATCGCGGTGACCGACGCGAATGCCGGCCTCGTCGATCAGTGGGTGCGGATCAAGGAGATTACCGAGAACGACGACCGCTCGCTCTCGATCGTCGCGGAGGAGTATCTGCAAGGGACGGGCGCCGCACCGCAATATGGCCACCAGGCGCCACAGCCCTATGTCCCCAACTACAACATCGCGGCGCCGGCGGCGCTGCCGCCGATCTTCTTCGACGCTCCGGTGCAGATCGGCAATGTGCTGGGGATGGAGACGATCCTCTGCACCAACGGCTCGGGTCCGAACTGGGGCGGGTGCGACGTCTATGTGAGTTCTGACAACGTGACCTTCGGCTATGCCGGCACGCTTTACGGCGGCACCGTCATGGGCACTCTGACGGCGAGCTTCCCGAGCGGATCGGATCCCGACACGGCGGACACTCTGTCTGTCGACCTCACCGAAAGCGAAGGCGTGCTGATGCCGGGGACGCAAGCCGACGCCGATCAGGGCAACACGCTTTGTGTCGTGGATGGTGAGCTCGTGACTTATGAGCAGGCGACGCTGACCGCGCAGTGGAAATACAATCTCGGCAAGAACGGCGCGACTCCGGGCTATTTGCGGCGCGGCTTTTACGGCACGACGGTGGCGTCGCATTCATCGGGCGCGCCGTTCGCGCGGCTGAAGCCCGGAAGCTATTTCACCCTGGGCTATGGGTCGGCCAATATCGGCGAGACGGTTTATGTGAAGCTCTTGAGCTTCAACCAATGGGGCGGCGGCAAAGGGACACTGTCCGCGGCGACAAGCTATAGCCACACCTTGTCGGCGCCGCCCGCGGTCTCGACCGGGCTCCTTCCCGGCATCATCCAGACGCCGGACCTCACGCTCAACTCGGCGAGCGCGCAGCTCACCGTGTCGGCCGCGGGGCCGATCACGCTGCCGACCACGCCCACGAGCGCGACGCTCGTCTCCGGCAATCTCACCACGATCGGCCAGGTTGTGCAGATCGCCTACAACGCCCAGTTCACCAATGCGTCGAGCTCGTCCGTCACGGTGACGTTCCACGTGGCCTATCAGGGGCTCGTGATCCTCGACAATGCGGCGATCACCATTCAGCCGGGTGCGACGGCGACCATCGCCAAGCAGACGACCTATACCCCGCCATCGCAATCGGGCCAGTTCAGCATGAGCGCCTACATGGACGCGACGGTGAGCCCGGCGGTGACGGCGAGCTATATCGACATGAGCGTGACCGAGTTGCGCCGATGATTTTCCTTGCCGTCTATGACACCGCAGGCTGATGGATTTGCGTGACCGATGACCGATCCCAATGGCTCGCTCGAGCTTCGCATCGGCCGGCTCGAGGGCCGCGTCCACGCGATCGGCGAGCAGGTCGAAGCGATGGATCAGAAGCTCGACCGCCTGGTGGCCTGGACCAGCGAGCGCACCGGTGCGGAGCAGGAGAGCGCGCGGCATCAGCATCACCGCGAGGCGACCGGCAGCGCACGGATGACGCTGGTGGTGGGGGTTGTCTCGGGGGTCGTGTCGATGGCTGCGAATTTCCTCATGGCGAAGACCCACTGGCCGCACCCGTGACCCTGCGATTGACGCCCGACATGCTGGTCGGTGCCTATGAGTTCCTGCGCGCCTGCGAACCGTTCCGGCGCTGGCGCCTGCCCGAGGCGGACGAGATCGAGTTCCATGTCATCAGCGCGCGCGACCGCCGCGGCCATTATTGCCGGGGCGATGACGTCGACCACCGCATCGCCATATCGGCCGCCAATGTCGGACATACCGAGACGCTGATCCGCACCCTGGCGCACGAGATGATCCATCTTTTGCAGCGCGAGCAGCGGCATGAGACGCCCAACACCGAGCACAATTCCGAGTTCAAGCGGCTCGCGAGGCTCGTTTGCCTTTATCACGGATTCGACCCGAGGGCCTTCTGACGTGGATGATCTTGGCGCTTTGGCGGCATCGCTGGTGATCGCCGCCGAGGGACTGCGCTTGCGCGTCTATGACGACGCCACCGGCCGGCCGATCGGACCCGACGCGACGCTCCGGGGCCATCCCACCATCGGCTATGGCCGCGCGCTCGATCGGCAAGGGATCACCGTTGCCGAGGCGAGGACGCTCCTTGACAACGATCTGGCCATGCTGACCCGGCAGGTGCCGTCGATCGTCGGCGCCGAGGCGTGGCCGGAATTGGGCGCCGCGCGTCAGGCGGCGCTCGTCGATATGGCTTACCAGGTCGGGCCCGAAGGCCTTGCTCGTTTCGCCGAGATGCTCGCGGCGCTGCGTGCGAGCGACTGGACCGCCGCGCATGCGGCCGCGCTCAAGAGCGCGTGGGCCCGTCAGGCGCCGGCGCGTGCCCGGCGCAATGCGCTGATCCTGATGACCGGGGCGTTGCCGCCGGACCTTCGCAAACCCGACTGACATCAAGGGAGGCAATGATGAAAGCCTATGTGCTCGCCCGCTGGGGCGAGCCGACGACCACCCATGGCTTGGCCGTGCTGGCCATAACGGTGCTGCAGGCGGCTCTCAAAGGGCAGCCGCCGCTGACCCTCGCGTCGCTGGCCGCTTACGGACTTCTCAACATCGTCATTCCAGAGGTGAAATGA